TTGCTTTTAAATACATATTTGGTTATAAATGCAAATATGGTGCGTGGGATAGTATCATAGTTTCGAAACAAAATTATCTACCATTAAAAGAAGCTGTGGAGTTTCTTGAGTATGGTGGCTAACTATGGCGTACCCTCACCTTTTATTGTAATAAAATGAGATTACTAACTAATAGACAGGTAATTATGATTTCAGATGAACAAGTAAAAAGCTTGTCAATTTTAAAATCTTATAATGTTAATATTAGTCAATTTATTAGAACTGCAATAAAAGAGAAAATACAAAGAGACTGGAAAAAAATTAAAGAAGAAAAAAACAAAAAATATTGTCCATTTTAAAAAAACACTATGAAAACACAAACAAAAACAAGGTTATACGGGAAACCTCACTCTAAAGAGAGGTTGCGAAATCGGGTGAAAAATTTAAAAAAAGAATTTGTTAAAACTAAAACAAGTTTAAGACAGGTTGAAAAAGTTATCCGGGATTATTTTTTAACGAAATTGGATTTTAATGAAAAAACAAGAAAAGGCGAATATGTATATTTGAGGCAAGTATGCCAATATTTCGCAAAACAAGAAACCAGCGAATCATTAAAATTGATAGGTTATTATTTTGGAAATAAACATCATTCTACTGTTTTGCACTCTATTGAAGTGATTGAAGAGTATTTATTATTTGATAAAAAAAAGCGGGAAGAGATAAAAGAAATCTCAAAAATCTTTCGTCAATTAAAAAATAATGACTAAATTGCACCGTAATTTAATAATAAAATGAATCAGGTATCCGCAAAACAAGCCTCATTAAATAGGCAAAAATCACTTTTAAAAAAGACACTATTAAACGAGTGCGGACATATTTGCAAATGTGGTTCTACTTATTTATTAGATTTATCGCATATAATTCCTGTTGGCCGAGAAAAACAATATGAAGTTTTAAAACTTAATTTAGTTATTGATTGTCGAAATTGCCATAATATTTGGGAACACGGAACTTGGGAAGAAAAAGAGAAACTTCCGGATTTTTATTCAAGGTTAAAAAAGATTCGAATAATTGACATGAAGTATTTCAACAAAATTTCGATTAGTATTCCTGAATGGATTTTGGAAAAATTTGAGGCATTATGGACGTAGTAAATCTTAGAACATTATCAAAAAAATCTGTCTTAGGTTTTGGAAAATATGCAAGTGCGACTATTCAACAAATAATTGATTTACAGCATACAAATTATTTGAGATGGATTTATTATAATTTTGAGGGTATATCATTTAATGATGAAGTTTTGAAAGAAATATATATTTCTGATTCTGACAAAATTAATAAACCAGGCAAAAATTCTGAATTACATGAACAAATTACAAAAAGACTTTATTATAATTTAAGTTTTGATAAACGGGTTAAAATGAATAGTCATTTAAAAAAGAAATCTAAAAAAAGGAGTTATTCACTTTCAAAACAATTTGATTATTTAAGTAGTAAAAAATATTTACAGTCAAAAAATCATGGACACTAAAAAAGATAAATCACTCGAAATTAGTACATACGTTCCCGATCAAGATTATGAGCGTGTTCAGAAACTAAAACAGAAAATGAACACTGCAATGAGAAATCAAAGAAGGGTTGAAAGGTCAGGGTTATTTTTGCCTGTTAATGCTAAAATGAAAAAGTTCATAAAATTTAAAGATTTGGAAAGGCGGATAATCGATGCAAAGAAAGCAAACAAAAAACTACATCGGCATACGATGATTATTGAAGGTTTGAAAACTGGCATTATTAAGGTTGTTTTGAGAAAAAGAGTAGAGTTAGAAAAAGACAGTTTGCCGGATTATTTGTCAACCGAAATATTTATAAAAAGCTTTCAGGATATTGAAAACATTAAACTAATAAACAATGAACAGGAATAAGGGAAATTGGCTAACATGGTTAAATAGAGGTGCGCAACTACTATTTATTAGTCGGCCTTTGGATGCCGGAAACAACAGCCCTTATTCTTTTTAATACTTAAAAAGATGACTAAACTTGAAGCAATAAAGAAAATAAGTCTATTTCTTAAAACAAGCAAAGACTTGGGAAGGGTAAGGAAAATTGCACTTATCTATTTAGATGAAAGCCGGAATCTAATTGAAACAAGCCAAGCATTATACGACCATATTGATAAATTAGAAAAAGAAAATACTGAACTACGTAAACACATTGAACAACTTGAATTATTAATTGACGGGATATGATGAACTACGAAAACTTAAGTCTCGCAAAAATCAAAGAAAATGGTAAAAAAGAAAGTTTGTAATAAAGAAACACTAAGGTTTTATAATATTGAACCGCAAAAAGTGGATTTTGAAGCTACGGGGATAAATTTATTGGGTGAAATTATAAATTGCACTACCGGTCATCGTAACCAAATATTGTTTACCGACTTTGAAAAACTTGTAAACAAGTATATTGATGAACGTATAGAATTGAAATTAAAAACTTTATAAAATATTAAAATGACAAAAAAAGAAGCTAAAAAAATAATTAACAATGATGGTGAATTAGAATTACATCCTGTTTTTATTCAAACAAACTGGGGAGACGATAATATAAAGGAATATAGCGTAATAATAATGAATGAATTTAAATACAAAGAAGATGCTGTAAAATTTGAAACCGCTTTAAAAACTTTATTAAAATGAGAACAATAAAAAAAATAGAAAACAGGGTTGACAAATTAGAATATTTGATTAATCAGATTTGCGAAAAAACAGGAGTTGACAGTTATTATTATTATAATTATGATGCTAATTTATTATTTGACTTAGAAAATCAAAATAAATGGCTTAATTGGAAAAATGAAAGATTAAAAGAAAAATTTCAAAACGTAAATGAATATCAAATTAAGCTACTCAAAAGAGAAGTGGAAATTTTAAAAAAAAGGAATGAATATTTAGAAATAATTAATAAAGCTCAAAAAGAATGTTTAGAATCAATTAAAAATTTATAAAAATGATTAATTTTGCAAAGTATCACAAACTATGCTTTTACATTATTTTAGTATATTGTTTAATATTTCTTTGTCAACTTAAACAAGCCAATGATAATTATTATAAAAATTTTCACAATAAAGTAAAAAAGGAACTTCAAAAATATAATCAATGAAAACAATTAAACTAAAAGGAACTGAAAAGCAATTCAACAAGCTGGTAAAATTACCGTTTATAACTGAATTACATACTATTTCTTCTTTTAAGAATAAAAGATGGCTTATATTACAGTGGCAAGAAAACTCAAAAATTGTAAATGACATTGAATTTATGCCACCTGAGAGGGCAAAAATTGAGTTTACAATAAAGGGAAAAAAGAATAAGATAGATAATGTAATTGAAAAATCAGGTGTTTTAAAAGACATGATTCAACTTGAATCTGTTGTATATTTAAAAAAACTCATTCAGTCTCAAAATGAAATTATAAATCAAAAAAATAAAGAAATCGAAAAAATAAAACAAAACTTATTTAATATTGATGAGTTAAAAGAAATTAGAGAAATGGCACGTGCAGAAATTTTAAAAACAGAAGTTAACCAAATATCAAAACTACATGATAGTATTTATACTAAAGCATATAATTTATTAAATCAATGAAACAATTTATTATAATAAGCCCGGATAATAAACAGCACCTTGTTAATGCAGATATATTAAAATTATGGGGTGATTTTATTTATTTAAACGCTGATAATAGAATTGTTTGCGTAATACCGAGAACTCATCTTGTAATTGAAACAAATTATAAACAAATTGTTGATTAATTAAAAAATAACTAACTTTGTGAAATGATAAAACAAGATTATGGCTTATTCTGATGAACAAAAAAATAAAATGTTTGATGAAATTTGTTTAAGAATTTCAAAGGGTGAAGCTTTAAGAAATATACTCAATGAAAAGGAGATGTTAAGTAATACTGTTTTTTATGAAATGTTAAAAAATGAAAATAAAAACGAACAATACGCGCGCGCGTGCGAGATTCGGGCAGATAAAATCTTTGATGAAATATTAGAAATTTCAGATAAGCAGGATTCTGATGTAATTATAGGAGAAGATGGTAACCAGTATATAAATCACAATATAATAAATAGAAATAGGTTACAAGTTGATGCAAGAAAATGGATATTATCAAAAATGAACCCTAAAAAATACGGGGATAAGTTAGATTTAAATTTAGAAACTAAAAAACCTATTTTATACAAAAACGTTTCAAAGCAATTTCCTAACGAATAGATGTTATACCGGACATCGACATATTATAAAATTCGTAGAATAAAATCCAAAATTAAGGTAATACAAGGGGGGCAGGGTGCAGGGAAAAATATTGCAATAGCCCAAATATTACTTGAGGATTGCGCAATTGACAAAGATATTACAACAATTGTAACCGATACTTATGATAATTTAAAGGACGGTACAATATCCGATATGAAGATGTTATATGATGAAATGGGGTTGAACTGGGAATCAGATTATAATAAAACAGAACATGATTTAAAACATTGTGGTGGGATAATTCAATTTAGATATGTTTCAGATATTAAAAAACAAGCCGGAAAATCAAAAAGGCGTGGAAAACTATATATAAATGAAGCTAATAAAATTGGGTGGGAAGTCGCTTCAACTTATATAGGGAGAACTCATGGTGATGTTTATTTGGATTATAACCCTGATTTTGAATTTTGGGCGCATACTCAATTACCAAAATTAAAAGATAAAAATGGGAATCAACTAAGCGAACAAATAATAGTAACTTATTTAGATAACGAAATGTGTCCTCAAAGTGAAATCGATTATATTGAATCAAGGCGAGATAATATTGAATGGTTTAGGGTATATGGATTAGGGCAAACAGGATATTATTCAGAAAGACGAATTTATAATTATAAACTTATTGATAATGTGCCTGATATTGCGATGAGAATACATTCAGGTATTGATTTTGGAGTTTCACCAGATCCAACTATTTTAATAGATTTATGGAATGATAATAATAAATTATTTATAGATGAGATTTTTTGTGAAAATAACCTGATGCCGGAAAAAATTAAAGGTGCTGAGAGATTGGCTATTGTTGATAAATTTGAAATTGTAAAGCATAATAAAGGTCAGTTGACCGTTGCCGATAGTGCTGGAAGAACTGAAATAAATGATTTATTGAAATATGGGTATAATATTTTAGGTGTAAAAAAATATCCGGGGAGTCAAATTGACGGTATTAAAAAAGTAAAAGGATATGAATTATATATAACTAAAAGGTCGGTAAATATTAAGAAAGGCATTGAAGATTGGTTTTTTAAAGTTGATAAAAATGGGTTAATAATTCCTGAGCCAGAAGGTCACGAACCGGACGGGCTTGCAGCACTGAGGTATGCAGTAATGGAATGGACTTCAAATAAAAATTTAATAACTCCCGACAAAATAAACAAAATGTTCAATGATAACAATTAAGATAACAGAAAAAGAAATCTTTGCGGCTCGTTGGGAAGGTTTAAAAGTAGTAAACTTTAAACGACTTCAAAATACCCATGTCTCGCTATTTAGTAAAATTAAAGATAAAATAATCTTTTACGATGAAACAAATCAATTCAAAAAAGGACTGAAAGTTAAGTTAGACAGGCGCCCGGTAAAAAATGAGAACTATAAAAACCTTAAACATCAAATGTATTTTTATTTAATCGAGGCAATCAATAACGGTAAACTGTCAATAAATTGTAACTTTCCTAAAGATGAGTTTGTTCAGGAAATACAACAGCTTAAACAAAATAAGAATAACGATTCAGGCAAGTTTGAAATGATACCGAGAAAGGAAATATTTGAAAATTTAGGCAGGGATATTCATTTAGTTGATTTGTTAAGTTATCGTTTTTTTGCAGTATTAAAAAATATTCAATAATGTTAGGTTAAAATCAAATTAAAATTATTACATTTGTACTATAAATATTCTAATCTTTAATACAGATGACAATTGATAAAATAGACGTATTAAGTAATATTATACATATCCGGCGAATTAATAAGATAACTCAAAAGGAGCTTGCAAAACATTTAGGCATTAATAACCTTACATTAAGCAGATATGAGAGGTGTGAAAGGGATATGCCAATAACTGTTTTAAATAAGTATGTAGAATATTTAGGATATAAACTTGGAATATTTAAGATATGAAAAAATTGTTATTATTGATTTTAAGAAAACATATAATCAATATGTTATATATTAAACATGGAGGACAATTTATTGACAATGTTTTAAAATCATTAAATTTAAATGAATTGTCAATTAATGAAGCTGAAGGATTTGATAAACTATTAAAAACACCTTCAGATAATCGGGATAGAATGCCTCTTTTATTTAAACTAAAACAAACATTATGAAAACATTTGAAGATTATGTAAAGGAATATGCTTACCAAGTTAGGAATCAAATTATATTTAAAATTCCTGAATCTTTTAGCATGGAATGGTCTTTTGAATTAAAAATAGGATTACTGAAATTTATTTTTAACGATGTTATTCCATCATTTTATAATAAATCACTTACTTTTTATATATTTTTAGCTTGGGTAAATGATTTTAATAGAGAAAATGAAGATAATATATTATATCAAGATGTGGTATTTGTAACTAAAAATATTGGTAAAATTTGCCCGGATGAATTTATTAACTCTTTTAAAGATAAAAAAGAAGTTAAAGAACCTGACTATAAGGAACTTTATTTTAATTTAGCGAAAAGGTTTGAACAGGTTATTATTGATGAAAGGATTTTTAATAAAAATATTTAATAATGGATATAACAGATATATTAAAACTGGCAGATAAACGAACCTGTAAGTTTGTAACCGAATTAGATGGTGATGATTTTGTAAAAGGAAATATTACTTTTAGGTTTACCGGAAAAATTAAACTTAATAAGATTCGAAAGTTTTTAAATGATAATTCATTTGAATTAGATATTTTAAAATATAATGATTTAACAAAATATTTATGAAACATCTAATATTTGACATTGAGACAACCGGATTAGTTCCTAAAGGTCTAAACTGGGAAACTGACTATATGCAATTTCCTTACATTGTTCAAATCGCATGGAAGTTTTTAGATAGCGATATAGTAAATGATTTTATAATTAAGCCGTATGAATATGAAATACCCGATAAAGTTTCAAAAATTCATGGCATAACAAATGAAATTGCAATGAATAAAGGCAAATATTTTACAGATATAATCCCTGATTTTATTCAGGATTGTTTTAATGCTGATAAAATAATTGGTCATAATATTTATTTTGATACATCAATTATTAAAGCAAATGTTTTAAGATATAATAATTTGAAAATATTATCAGGGTTTGCTTGCCAAAGGGTAGTAATTACACTTGACAAATCAAAGCGTATTGATACAATGATGAAATCAATTAAGTTTGTTGGGGCTAAATTTAATGATGGCAGGGCTGGTAAATATCCTACCCTTGAAGAACTTTATTTTAAACTATTTAACGAAACATTTCCGGCACACAATGCCAAAGAAGATATTTTAGCTACAGAAAAATGCTATAAAAAATTAGTTGAACTTGGTATTATTTAATAACTAAAAATTTAATTATGAAAAGGGATAAAGCATATTTAGTTGGGGTACATAGATACTCATTTAAAAGTGGTGTGCCAGGCGAAATAATAGGGGTTGAAATAATAACTCCAGATAACGAAAAACCGAGATTATGTTATCATGTTCAATGGCCAGATATGGAAGAAGATTGGTTTGCTATTGAAGACATTCCAAATTACAAAATTATTAGTTTTAATGATATACTGAAAGGAAATATCCACGTAGTTAATGAATAGTAAAATATGAATAATAAAAATATATAAATCAGCGCATCAATGCGCTTTTTTTTTGTCCTCTAAAACTAACTGTCTTAAATAGCATGATTTGCTTAATCCTTTTTTATTAGCTTGCTTAATCGCCAAGTCGTTTATATCTTCATTCCAACTCACCGGGTAACACTTCATTTGTTTAGCCATATTTTTTAATTTATGTTATGTGCAAATATACAAAATTTCTTATATAATTTTTATATAAAATTTATATAATTCTTATATAATTTTCATACTCAATAACTTATAACTAATATTTGTTTGTAACTTTGTCAAAAATGGTTGAAGCTATAAAAGACAGGGTCGCTAATATTATTGCTTTTATTTCTTTGATAATGATTTTATTATCAATTAATTATATAGTATGGATTGACTTGTTATTCGGAATTAAACTTTTAACCGCTTCATGTTCGTTATTTGGCTTATCTTACATAATTAAACGTTTTGTAAATGAAAATTGAAGTATTTAAATCGGTCAATAAAGAAGAATGGAACGGTAATCCCCCCCAGTTTTATCCTATTGACTTTTCAGGAACGGCATTTTTACCCAAAAACGACAGGATATTACTTGAAATGTATAACGCCGTGCCGGAACTAAGCGCGCCGATTGACTACCTTGCAACTATATTCGCTTCAATGGAATGGAAATTTGTTAAGTATCAAACAAATGGAAATGAAAAAGAATTAGAATTGCCTGAATATGAAGTGCTGTTAGAACGTCCAAATCCATTTCAAAACAATTCAGATTTTTTAAAGACCGCCGCTATTCAATACTTTTTACAGGGCGGTTGTTATATTAACACGTTTAAAGGCGTTGGTATAAGCAAACCTTCTTATATGTTTCTTTTGCCGCCTCAATATGTAACGCCTATATTTGAAAAGATGCAAGTTGATAGGGTTGACCCGAACGCTGATTTTCGATTTAATGAAATAATAGGATATCAATTAAAATATGGTTCTACATTTAAAAAGAATATCCCTGTTTCTGATATTATTTATGTAAAAGATTCTCAGGTTAATTTTGATAATGGCGAGTATGCAACTGGCTCAAGTCGTGCATATAAAGCTATAATGGCAACTAAAACAATCAAAGCCGGGTACGATGCGAAATACACTTTTTATAAAAACAGGGGGGCTTTAGGTATATTTGTTAATGATGATCCTGACGGCAGCCTTTTAGATAGTAATGAAATTGAAGAAGTTAAAAAGAATTTTATTGAAAAATATGGATTAAGTGAAGGTAAAAGCCTATTTAAATTCATTAATCATAATGTAAAATATATTTCTGTTTCCCCTGACTTTGCTGGGTTACGGATAAACGAAAACAACGAAGCTGACTTCCGTGCGATATGTAAAGCAATCGGGGGTTTTCCGCCTTCTTTGATTAGTGACAATAGGGTGGCTTTATTAAGAGATTCAAAAGAAGCTGATAATAAACTATACAAAAACATTATTAAACCTTTTGCCATTGACTTTTACGAAAAACTTTCAATCGGGCTAGGTATTACAAAAGATAATATTTGGTGTGTACCTGACTTTTCAAAAATTGATGCCTTTCAGCCTGACCGTGAAAAAGAAGAAAGTATTTTGGATAAAAGACAATCGAGATTAGAACGCCTTTACTCTCTTGGGTTGTTAAAGGGTGATTACATTTTACAGGAATTTGGTTTGCCTACCGGTGGATTTAATTATAAAACTAATGAAAATGGAAACGAAAACTAAGGAAACAACTAAAATCTCAAAAGAGAAAGCTGAAAAATTAAAGAAGCTAAAACAGAAATTAGCTAATGAAGGAAAATTAATAAATAAATAGTCATGGATTATATCATAAAACAATTCCCGGACAAAAAGTTTGATACAAAAATGGATCAGACAAGGTTTATTAAAAGTCATTTTGATGAAATGAAACAGAAAAAAATGGCTGATTATAAATCTAATTCTTTTGCGCTTATTGATAATATTACGAAAAAAGAATTTATCCCTTTGATTGAAAATGTTACTTCTGATTTTATTCGGGTTAAAACGGTAATTAATTCAACAAATATTATTGACAGTCATTTGGATTTACACATGCCCGAAGTTTGGAATAAAACAGTGTCAGACAATCCTTATACTTATCATTTGAAACAGCATGAAGCAATATTCGAAAGTGTTATTTCAAACAAGGCTAAGAATTATAATGAAAAATCAAACTTTCTAAACTTAGGACTTGATGTTGATTTTAAAACAGTGATAAATATAAATGAGTTTATTATTGACAAGAAAAAAGAGCCATTTATGTTTGATAAATATGTAAATGGTGATGTTATGCAGCATTCAGTAGGTATGATATATGTAAGTATTGACATTGCCTATTATGATGAAGACAGTCAAAAACAAATGGACTTCTTTGAAGAAATGAAAAAGAAAGCCGTTAACCCTGATATAGCTGATGAGTACGGTTATTTTTGGGTTGTATATGAAGCAAAGAAAAGAGAGGGCAGCGCAGTTGTATTTGGCAGTAACAGCGTAACCCCTACATTATACGTGAAAAATTATGAGCCGTCTAAAAAAGACACTCAGAAAAAAAATAGTGAGCCGTTTGAAGACACTCACAAAGATGAGCCGCAATCCAGCACTCAAATTGATTACGATTATTTAACTAAAAAAATTATTAATTTAAAAATGTAAAATTATGTGGACAACTTATTTAACAAAAAAAAGAGGGATGTATAAGGCTTTAAGCTTTATTAATTTCCTTGCTATTTTAATTGCCCCGTTTATTAATTCGCATTTATTTGTGGTTGATGAAGGCGGCGGAACTGCCGGAGAGCAGGAAAAGAAAGAGGCAGAAGAAAAAATGTTCAATGCCATTGAGGCTAAAATGAAATCTTTGATTGAAGATGCTTATAAAGGGTTATCAACAAAGAAAGAAATTGACAAAAGATTTGAAGATTTTAACAAAGAAATCAAAGAACAGTTAAATGTTGATGAATTTAAAAAATTAAATGAATCGGTATTAACTATTATTAAAAATCAAGAAGAACAAAAGAAAACTCAAGAGGTGCAGGGAATTGCTTTAAAGAAAATTCAGGAAACAGGGGTAACTCAGAATAAAGGCAAAATGGGCATTGGCGATATTCTTTTAGTTGCTTTAAAAGAAAATGATTTACTTGAAAAGAATGAAGACCTTTCTAATATTTCAGGTGAAGAAGTTTTTAAAATTAAAGGAACTGACAAAAGGCGTGGCACAATAGCAAGTGTAGAATCAAAGTCAGTTATTGATATGACAACTGCCTTGGCGATGGCTCCTGGTTCAACCCCAGGCACAAACATTGGTTCAATAACTGCTTATCAAATGCGTGAAGTTTTACTTAATGCAAGTAAAGATATGTCAGCTTTTGATGTTTTTCCTGTTACACCGATTACCGACAAATATTTTGGTGTTATTGTAGAATATGACAAATATGACGGAACGGCTACAACTGACGAAAATACTCCAGCCGGACAGTCAAGTTTTGAACTTAAAACTATTGAACACAAAGTATTTAAAATCAATACTTATTATCATGTTTCTGAAGAAAACTTGGAAGACATTCCTACTTTAGTTGCAAAAATTAACAGGATTGGCAATGACCGTATTAATCAAAAAGTTAATACTAAAATATTTGCCACAACTGGAAACGGAATAACTGACATTAAAGGTATGTTAGCATCCGGTAATTATACTGCCTTTGTTGCTTCTACTTATGCAGCAACCGTTGAAGATGCAAATCTTATTAATTTAATTGGTAAGATGAAATTACAGGCAGAGGAAACCGATGACAATATTAATGTAGTTGCATTACATCCTCGCCAAGTTGACGAAATCGAACAAAACAAAGATGCTATTGGTAATTCACTTATGGATAGGTCAGTTATTTTTGATAATCTTGGGAGACTTGTTTCTATAAAAGGTTGTTTAGTTTTCAAAACTAAAAAAATAACAGCCGGAACTTGTGCGGTCTTTTCAAACGAAGCTGCTGAAATTGGATTACGTAAAGGAATCAGCGCCATTATTGGATTAGATTCTGATGATTTAACTAATGGAATGAGGACGATTGTAATTTCAATCAGGGCTGCCTTTGGCGTTGGGAAACCTTCATCAATTATTTATTGCAGTAATATAACTACTGATTTAGAAATAATTAACGCAACTGCTCAAGATTAATTTAAAAGAAAGGAAAAAATAAAATGAAAAATTTAATTATAATATTAATGTTAGCCTTTTCTTTTAGCTTAATTGCTCAAGAAAGGACAATTGAAAAAACAGCACGGAATGGCTTTCGTGACGGAACTTATTACAAATACACCGGGGTTGCAGCCGATACCCTTATTTCAACAAATCAGGACACTATTGATTTTGTAATTGAATATCAGGGGCCGGGATATGTGAAGAAAATAGCTTTACATACTCAATTAGATACTATTAACGGGGCTGATACTACTGTTAGTATATCTGTATATGGAAAAGAGTTTGAAGATGACGGCACTTATGTAGAGATAATTGCAGCCTCTACATCAAGCGCAGTTGCTTCAACTTTGCATAGCGTATTAACAAGCGATTGGACAGAAACATTTGGCACTTATAATTCAACTGTAGCGGCTCATACATTATTGACCGATACAACTGGGTTAAGTGGGTATCCGGCTGACAGTGTAGCCGTACCTTCGCATATAATTGCAAATGCCGCTCAGACCGTTACCCCTCTTGACAAGTCTTACCGATTTTACAGGGTGAGATATATTATAAGCGGCGATGATTCGGTAGGGAATGGCATTTTAATTTCAGAGATTGAAATGAAATTATATACAGAATGAAAGCACAAATAAAAAAAGGTGGTAAAATATTTACTGGCAAATTAGCTTCAATATTTGTAAGCAAAGGCATTGCTAAAGAAGTAAGGGCAAAGCGAGCCGAAAAGCAAACCGAACCTAAAGGGCAAAGCGAGCCTATTAAAAAGGTTAATAAACCAGTAAAGAAAACCGTAAAGAAGAAATAAAATGGCATTAAGCAACTTGGTAACATACTCTAATTTTGTTGGTGAATTAGCAATTGATTTAACCAAAGATGATAATCAAACTCATTTAGATTATACTATAACGCAATGGCAAAGGGAAATTTTAATTAGACTTTTGGGCGTTGGGTTATACAAAGATTTTTATGATAATGATGCAGCGACAAAGTATGCAACTTTAAAAAATGGTGAAACAAACGGAATTTACTTAAATGGTGAAGATTACTACGAATTTAGGGGTGTTACCGAGATGCTTAAGTATTTTATTTATTTCTATTATAATAGGTATAACCAAAGTTCCAATACAGAACTTGGCGAACGTAAAACAGTAGGGGGCAATTTACAGGCTGGTGATTCTTTACGTTTAAAAATGGTTCGTGCATGGAATAAAGGCATTGATATGTATAACCAAACTATTGTTTATATCTATTTCAAAAATGAAAGCGAAGAAACTTATCCTGATTTTTTACCTAAGAAATTAGATAAATTGACTGTATTATGAGTGGATTTAATAAAATAACCAGCGAAGCAAAATTTTACTTGCCTGATTTCATAGATGAAATTACAACATCTATTCAAACAGGTGGAGTGCCTGTTTTTCGTACGGGTTATTGGAATGAACTCAAAACAATTAATCAAAGAATTGGCAAGGTAAACGGAACTAAATATCCTATTGTTTATTTACCAATGAATTTTTCTTATGATTATAAAAGTTTTTCATCTGATTTCGGAGTTGATTTTCAGCTTTATTTAATTCATTCATCATCTCAAAATTATTCGACTGAAGATCGTTTGGATAATATTGTAAAAATAACACTTGAACCTATTTATGATTTATTAATGACAGCCTTAAAAAAAAGTAAATGGCTGATTAAAGATTTTGAAGAGATAGACCATAAAAAGGAATATTTATTTTACGATGTCAATCAGGGTGAAGAACAAAATCAATTATGTGATATAGTTGAAGCTATTCATTTAACTTTTAGTAATTTACAATTTAAAAATTTATAAAAAATGAGCGGATTTAACAAACTTGTAAATCTCGATAGCATAGACCCTATTGGAACAAAAAAGGGGAGGGTAAGCGAAAAACTTTTGCACCCTCAAAGACTTTTGATTGTTTCAAAAGGAACTAATATAGCTACCGAGGCAGCGGCAATTTTAAAAGCAACTTATACAACAGGATTGCTGCAAACATCGGGTCGCTGGTATCTTTCACCTTATATTGTTGAAGGTGCGGAAACAACTTCCGATGCAGAAACTAAAACATTTAGCTCCGGCGCAATGCGGATACTTAATGACGGCAAATATTCAATGGATTTTCAATTTGATGTTGAAAATGCAGTATTGAACACTCTTTTTACCTTGAATAATAAAGATGTTGACCTTTATATTATTTGGGGTGATAATATTATAATGGGTTGCACTGATGATTCAGGAATTATTTTTTATCCTTTATCAGTTGAGGACTTTCATATTTCAAGACGAACACTACCGTTTAATGACATTACAGTAGTAAAAGGGTCTGTAATTTTTGCCGACAAAGACCAGTTGGAACTTTACAACAAGCTGATTAAACCTACTGCTTTCCAATTCTCAACTCTGGAATCAGTACGTACAGTTGATGTAACAGCCGAAGCTGTTGGTACTAATTACGAGGTAACGGTAACCGTTGAAGACCAATCAGGTCATGGCGTTGAAAATCTTACTGAAGCATTGTTTACCGTAACTGGTGGAACTACATCGGCATTCAGCGAAACTGGCGGCGGTGTTTATAACTTTAGAATGACAAACGGAACGGCATCAACTTATAATTTAGTAGCAGCAGCTTCTGTTTATGCTGTTATTGATTATGAATTTATTGAAAGCTCAGGGGCTTCCGATAGTGTAACACCATTAACAGCTTAGTTATGAAAGTATTTGATAAAAATGGCAAAGAGTATAAAATGGAACTTGGCAAAGGATGTAAGTCTTTAGAAGATTTTAAAAAAGTTTGCCACGATATTCCATTTGATTACGCAAAAGTTTACAAACAACTTGGGGGCAAAGATGGAAGCACTAATCAAATTACAGCAGAACATGCAGAGATTGAACCTTCAGCAAGCGGAGGCAAAGGTTCTAAAGAAAAACGAAGCAAAGATAATTGATGCTAATATTGAACAACTAAAAAGGGGTGAAGATGCAAGCGGCAGTAAATTTCCTGAATATGAGTATGAATCGTACTATAAAGGAAAAGCCTCACAGGGGTTAACTGAACAAGCCGGGAAGCATTATAACCTACTTTTGACTGGTGATTTTAGAGAAGGATTTTTTGCTAAATTTGAAAATGCTAATATGATTATTGATTCTAAGGATGAAAAAAGAAATAAGCTGGTCAGGTTAGTTCCTGGCCAGCCGATTTTCGGAACTCAAGACCGGGAACTTGAAAAAATAAATCCCGATTTAATTGAAGATTTACAAACAGAAATATTAGATGAATGGTTTAAAGGTATATAAAAACTAAAAACATGAAAAGAAACTTAAAAATTTTGAAAAAACTGGTATTAAAAAACCTTAATACTATTGAAAAAACAGCTAAAAATATAACATCAAACTGGGGTAAAAAAACAATACCACTTAATTTATTAAAGGAAATTATTTATTTATCAAAACCTACTGGCAATAGTGATGAATTAAAAGATTTTGTTATTAAATATAATAAAATGCTTAATACATTATATTCCACATGCGAATCAGCGGCAAAAAGAATGAACACTAAAGAAGTGCCAATTGATTTATTACAAAAATATATTGATGTTTTGAAAACTGAATTTGTAAAAAGTTTAAATGAATAATATAAAAATATATAAAGATTTTAAATTTTGTCCGGTGTTTAACTTTTTTGAAAGTTTAAAAGAAGTTAGATACTTGCTTATTTTAGATAATTATATGGACTTGCCGGAAGTTGATACTACTGAATTAATAGAAATAAGAAACAGGTTATCGGAAGAATATCAAAGCCATGAATCAGAAAGTCAAAACGAATTATTGGATATGTATAAATCAAATACAAGGATGCAAGCGGATTATACATTTGTTCAAAATGCTTTATTCTTTATGCAATATAAATACTCAGGTTTTAAGGCGGATTTTGACGGTATCGAAAAGATACTTGAGGCAATGGATTATAAATTAAATTACACAAATTTTGAAGAACTTGAAAAAGAAATTGAAAGGCTCGCAAACCGGAGCAAAGGAATAACAAACTGGATAACAAGAAAAAACAAAGAGATTGAAGATTATTTAAAAGCAAAAGAAAAACAAAGCGAAGGGGGCGGCGGTTATTTAGATGTTGTTTTACAGATTGAAAGCCTTGCAAATATTAAGATTGACATATATAAAGATAATATGTTGAAATTTATTCATGCTGAAAAACAATTGAGAACTATTATAAAAGCACGGGAAAATTATATTAACAAAAACAAAAAAGTTGCATAATGCCAATTCAGGGAAAACAAGTATTTGGAGACGACATACAGAAAATTATTAATGACCTTAACGAGGGGTTAATAAAGATTAATACGCAACTTAAAGAGATGAGTGGTTACGGGCAAAAAATATCTGGTGCAAAAAATATTAAAGAATTAAAAACTGAAACCGATGGGCTAAATAAAGTAAATACGCAATTAAAAACAAGTCAGGATGAGGTTATTAAGGCGCAAATAAGGTTACAAGAAGCAACCCGAAAAAGAAAAGCAGATTTAAAAACAGAAGTGCAATTAGAAAATTCTTTAGCTGGTTCACTCGATAATAAACGGGCAAAGCTAAAACAAATGATTGCTCAATATTCAAGCGGTGAAAATACAAGTCGAAAATTTAGAAAAGAAATAACAACATTAAGAAAAGAAGTTGAAAAAAAGGAAAAGAGTTTAGGAATAGCAACAAGGGGGGTTGGAAGATATACAAAAGGTGTTCAAACAGCTATTTTAAAAGTGGGTGGCTTTTATATGGCAATTAAAGGTATTATAACTGGAATAGGGAAGATGATAAAAATTACTTCCGATTTTGAAGAGCAAATGGATACTACTCAGGCAATATTAGGGGCTAATGAAGAAGAAATGCGAAGACTTGAAAGGGCTGCACGAGATTTGGGGGCTGGTTCATCAAAAACGGCAAGCGAAGCGGGAAAACTTCAAGAAGAGCTTGGAAAATTAGGATTTACAGTAAGGGAAGTATTATTAAGTGGTGGCGGAATATTGGCATTAGCTGAGGCAACAAAATCAGATTTAGGGGAAGCTGCCCGTGTAGCCGCTTCAACTATTAGGGGATTTGGGAAAGATGCAAAGGAAACTAATCATATAGTTGACGTAATGGCTAAGTCATTTACGTCAACCGGGTTAAATTTACAAAAATTTGAAACAGGTATGGCGAACGCTCAAGTTGCGGCTAAGTCGACAGGTGTTTCTTTAGAAAAAACAACCGCAATGTTAGGGGCAATAGTTGATACTGGCACTGATGCAAGTAAGGCTGGTACTGATTTAAGGGTAATATTCGGAAAGCTTGCAAAACAAAATATAAGTTTAGATGACGCTTTTGCAAAAGTAAATAAGTCAGGAAATAAGATTGTAACTGCAATGGAATTGGTTGGGGATAGGGCTTATTCAAGTTTAATTACCCTTTCTGAACAAACGGATAAAGTAAATCAATTATCAACTGCTTTTGAAAATGCTGATGGTACTGCTTCTGCAATGGCAAAAACTATGAAAGATAATTTAAAAGGGGATATAGATAGGGCTAAAAGTGCATGGGAAGAGTTTGTTTTATCAGTTGATTCAGGAAATGGGGTTATAACAAAATCAGTGAGAGGGTCAATCAGAATGTTTACAGGATTATCTAATTGGCTTGCGAGATTGAATAAAGATTCAAAGGAATTGGCATTAATAGAAACCATGGACGAGGCGGCTGAAAAAGCTAATAAGTTTGTTGAATCATTTGCAGGGAGTGAATCAAATGAAAAAATAGGACAAATAAAACAAAGAATAGAAGAAATTAATAAAGAAATAACTAAATTAGGGATAAGTGATGACGATTTAAGCACAAAAGAATTTAATCGGAAAATGGCATTACTTGAAAATGAAAGGACTGCATTAAAAGACCATGTTGGTGAAATTGAATCAATTGAAAAAGAAGCATTGAAAGCAAAATTACAGGCTGAATTATTAGCACAAGGCGAAAAAGAAGCAAAAACTACAAAACAAGATGAAGAAAATAGATTATTTGAAACCGCAGTTAATAATATTGTAAAAAAATATGAAGACTTAAATAAAAAAATAAAACCTATTGAATTAGTTGATGAAGAAGCACTAGATGCCGACCTTGAATATGCTTTGCAGATGTATGAACAAACGGTAGAAGGGCAAAAAGGAATATTATATGCACAACTTCAATCGGGTGTTATTGCTAAACAAGAATATGCCGACAAAATAAAAGCTATTGATGACGAAATTGCGCAAAACGAAATAGACAACGCTGAAAAAACAAAACAAGAAAAGTTAGAGAAGTTAGATTTCTATTTAAGTAAAACAAGGGATATAGGACAAGAATCATTAAATTTTGCAGGGGCTTTATATCAAAGAGAAATTGATTTAACTCAAAACAAAATTGATAAAGGGTTAATTTCAGAAAAAAAAGGGGCTATTGAAATTGCAAAAATACAACGTAAACAAGCAATATTAGACAAAACATCAACTCTATTTGGAATAACTATAAATACAGCATTAGCAGTTGCAAAGGTTTGGGGGCAGACTGGGGTTGCTGGTATAATAGCGCAAGTAGCACCTATTGCTATGGGTTTATTACAAGCCGGCACAGTTTTAGCACAACCTTTGCCGGAAATACCAACTTTTAATAAAGGGATGAAAAAAGGTGAATATTCAGGCATTGGTATAATCGGGGATGCTCCAAGTGGTTCATCAATTGAAATATTAAAACTCCCAAATAATCAAAACTTTATTTTTGACAAACCAACAGCAATAAACATCCCTTATGGCTCAGAAATTATACCTGAAAAACAAATACAAACTGAACTGGCTAATTTGGCGATGCGAGGGGAAAACGTTCAAAATATTAACATAGGCGGTATTTCTAAAAAAGATTTCGAATTAATATCACAATCGCAAACCGATAAACTTTTAAAAGGCATTAAGAATATGCCACAGCCGATATTTACAAACGGCAGACCCTCAGGGATTAAGACAGGGTTTAATCGGACTGATTTTACTAATAAAAGGTTTAAACATGCGTGAAGGAATAAGGATATTATTAAATCATGGTGAAACATCTCACAGGGTGACAAGTGCGCCTGATGGGATGTTTGAGCTTGACTATTCCCTCGCGCGTAGTGAAAAGTATTACGGTATGATGCCTAAATATTCAGGGCGTTTGGGTTTTGTTAAGGATTCAAAAACGTTTATTGATGCAATCAAAGATACTTCGCGATATTCAAGTATTGAGTTTCAATGCAAATTAAGAAACCGACAAACATTAATTTATAATGATTTTCTGACAGGGGTTATAAATTTAGCTAATTATAGTCAAGAAAAAAATAAAACCTTTGTTGATTTTGAAGGCGATGAAATAGAAATGAAATTTAACTCTCGGCATGAAATCGAGATACCTTATAACCGGATGACTTCATTTAACGGAACTGCACTCCCGGGGTTTACTTATGATTATAAGAGTTTATGTTTACAGGGAGTTGGAACTTCCAAAACGGTAGAATCGATACACCCGCATGAGGCTTTTAGCTCCGTATTACAACAAATATTAGATTTAAGTTATCCCTGTTTATACGCTCCAATTTTCGGACGTACCGAAATTTTATCCCCTGAAAATGAAAACACTTATTATTCAGAGGACGGCGAACTTTCAAAAAAAATGTTATTTAAAGGCACTTGGGGAAGGGGAATAGATGACGATTTGACTTTCTCTCTTGCTTCCCTATTCGAGTTTTATAATAAACTAATGCCTTTGGGGTTAGGGTTTGCAGAAGATTATCAGGGTAGAACTATAATAGTAATTGATAAACGTGAGAATTTTTTCTACGAACAAACAACTATCGAACTCGACCGTAACAAAATTTCTGATTTACGTTGCGAACTTGGACGTGAATTTCAACATACCGAATATGAAGTTGGCCCGGCAAAAAAAGTAAAGGACGGGGTCGCTTATGGCAAATCTGAATACAATGTAAAAACAAATTATTCAAACCTTAATATTATGGGTGGCGAAAAAGTTGATTTAATAAACATTGTAAGAACTGACAGCGTTGCAATCAATGATTTAATAACTAATTATACCGATAGCTCCGAAGAGTGCGAATACGACGAAGATATTTTTCTTGTTGATGCTTTTGATGTAGAAGGTGAAAGCTGGGATATGACAAATTATAAAACAGAAAATTACGATTCTGTTTCCGGCATTGAAGATGACCCGGGGCTTTATTATAATTTAGATTTTTCGCCCGGTCGGATTATTGAAAAATATTTTGGCAGTTGGTTTAATATTGGTTTACAAGATTTGGACGGGGCTATAAAATATAACAAAGCAGAAACACTAAGCAAGTTAGCAACCTTGAGACTTGACGATACTGCTACGCTCGAAGAAAAAGAGGACATACTAATTTCGATACTGGAAACCCCGATAATGACCGGAAATGTTATTACTTGTAATTACCCTTTGAAACCCGAAGACCTGACAGCGATAAAAGAATCACCGCTTGGGCAAATTTCATTTTATAATTATTTGACTAAAGCATGGGATGCCTTTTGGGTAAAAGAAGTAAATACTAAAGCAACAAGCGAAAAAACAACTTTTGTCGGTTATCAGTGTAGCACTTTAGCACGTGAGCTGGGATTGTTATTAAACGAGGACGGGAGTTATATGCTGAATGAAGACGGAACATTTATATACCTTGAACAATGAGCTTAATAAATAAAAAAATATCACAGCACCCCCCGCTTTCAGGCGAAAGTATAAGCCTGACAACAAGGTTTAATATAATCCACAACCCCGGGACTGGCATAGATAATTATACTATGTTTTGGGGCGATAAAAACGGTGATTCTATTAAAGGGTTGTTATATGCTATTTCTCAGGCTTTGAATGAAACTTATATTCCTACAACTTGTGCGGCAAATAGCACAAGGGGAATAGCAATAGGTGATTATCAGTATGCGAGAATCGAATATATCGCAATAAGGGGGTCAATGAAAAAAGGCGGTGTTATTGAGGTGTTATACGATAATCCTTACTCAAGGGCAGAGGAATCAGGTCTTGATAATACCGACGAAGAAGAACATGGCGGCAAATGGTTGTCCGTTGACCCTTATATCAATAGCGGTTCTTTAATGTCTATTACTTTTCGTGCTGATGATTCTGATGAAGTAGTAACAAATATAAAATATAAAATTATCACTAAAATAGGATTTTAATGAGTAGTATTGTAAGCGTACCGAGATTAAATGTTTTAACTTTTCGCCCGTTTGCGGAAACAGGGATGCAAACCTTTCATAACCGATTAGATTACAGGGAAGAGTATCCAAATCACTCATCAATACCATTATGGCAAATATTTGACGATTCGGATTATATTTTAATTCAAATTACAACTAATAATACTATTAAGAACTGTAAATTAATAAATGTTGAAACAGATGAAATAACAGATTTAACGGCAGAAGTAGCAAGTTATTCAAGTGCGTGGCTACCAGTTCAAAACTGGACAAATACAGAATATGGCTCTTTTGGTGCGTTCGACAAACATATTTATACAAGTTTATTAAATGGGTTTTATCAAATTAAATTAGAGTTTGATGCTGAAGCTGATTACTTGATTAGTGAAGTATTTGAAATTGGTGACTTTGCAACTTACCCGTTATTGGAATATTATCATTCTGAAATAGGATTAAAAAAAGGAATTTATTTTGATGGTTCACAGATATTTCAATTTCGTTTAAATGCAAAATTCGCAAAATATAAACCGGGGGCGCAATTAGAAACAAATGAAAGTTTTAATTACATTCTCGACAATATTGAAGGAGATGTATTATTTTATGGTGTTTTAGAATTTGACGGGATACCCCGTTATTTAGTTGAAAAAGTTTTTGTAACTTTGCAAGTAGATACTAAAATTTTAAATGATGTCAGATTTTCAGTTGAAAGCGGGGGCGAAATGGAAATGGTCGAAGGGAAACCCGGTCAAACAACAAATATTTATACAGGAACCATGACATTAAGACAATATGAATATGAAAACTATGAAGATTTTGAGAGCGAAGAAGAGGTGGAAACCTTTTACAGGATTGTAAACGGTGACGAAGACAGACGTATAGTGTCGGCTGAAAATTATAGGATTGTAAATTAAAAAAATAAAGATATGGCAGATTTTAGAATAACAGGGTTAGATAAACAAGAAGAAAGAATAACCGGACTTTATTTAGAAGTAGATTCTGAAGCTTACGGGGAAGGGAATACTAAAAAAATTGATATAAAAAAATTAGCTCCTAAGTCAATCCCAGAAACAGAAACTGACGGACTTCCCGAAATAGAAGAAGATTTAAACAGGGAAACAACTTATGTTAGGATAAACACAGGCGGAGAAAGTAACGCTGAATCAGTAGCTTTATTGAAATATTTATTTCCTGACATTATAAACTACACAGCCGCAACCATTTTCAATGCAACTTACACAAATTATATTCATTTTTATGTTGGTGGGCCAGTGGCCGCTAATTATGTTATCTCGGCAGATAACTTTGCAACGGCATTGTTTGCACGCCCGGCTTTTCTTGCAAGGGCTTTGGCACTTGGTATAATATCCGGGTTGACAGATTTAACAATGGGTGCAATTGCCTTAGATGACGAATTTAGGATTTACGACAAGTCGGCTACGGCAGATAGAAAAATCACTTATCAGGTTTTGTTATATGATATGGTTGGCGAAGACACCTTCAAAGACGGGGCTACAAATGCAAATACAGAGGCGATAATGTTGGCTAAGTTACAAGAAACAGTTGTTGACCAAGCTCTAACTACATCAGGAACTACGTATGGATATATTTCAATGTGTAAAATAGGAAAATCAGTTACGGGTACTGTTGTTATTGCCCATACAACAACTGAGGCTACTGAAAAAATAGCTGAATATAGCATTCCCTCCGATTGGAGAGCAAATAAATGCGGAAGGACAACTTGTAATTTAATTTATAGAAACGATGTAGGTGGAGCTGATAATATTTTATATATTCAAGATGGCACTATAATTTTAAATACAAATACTTTATCTTCCCCTTTTGCACATAATGCTTTTTCTTTTGGGTGGATGACAGAATAAAAATTAATACTATGAAAATAAAAGAACAAAAACAAAGTGGTGTAGTTTTCAAAGCCGGGGTTCATGTGTCTTTAGAAGATGTTATGAAACAAATGAAAACATTAAAATCAGATAAAATTTATTTCGATTTAAATAATAGGACTGAAATTTCTATTATCGAATTAATCGAACGTGAAGAAACCAAAGAAGAAAAAACCGAACGTGAGACAAGGGAAAAGCAAATAGCCCTTGAGCGTGAACAAAATGAAAAAGCCATGTTAGAAACTTTAAAAAAGAAATATGAAAAAGATACTGATAATTAGTTTATTATTTTTGTCGATTGCTGGGTTTTCGCAAACCGAACCAGCTCCAAAACCTCTTGGCAGTTGGACAAGTACTGATTCGATAAGGGCTAAAGTATTTAGATTTTTTAAAGTTCCGGCATTGATTTATGGCCCAAAGGCAAAATTACAAGCTTATGGTGATTCTTTATATTTTTGGAACGGCTCAGAGCTTTTCAATCTGACCGCTTTTGTAGTTTACCCCGAAACAGATCCCGATTTTCATGCTCAGGTTCGGGATTCCAGTTACTTAGTTTTAACCGATTCAATAATTGCAGTTTTGGAAAGCTACGGTTTTTATTTAAGCACGGATTCAGGGTATATCCGAAAAATGCAAACCGATACTTCTGTAATTACTTATGCAGAAATAGGCAATCACTATGATACATCGGAAACACAAACATTGATAGGTGACAGCCTTGCAGATATAAAAGGATGGATAGCTGCCCATTTGCAAAGGATTGAAAATTTGGAAGATACAACAGCTTTACATCTCGACACTTTGCAATCACATAATATAAGGATTTTGGCAAACAAAACAAATATTGCAACATTAGCGGGAGATACTGCGAGCTATGTTCAATTTTCGGATACTGGCTTAATTGTAACCGAAACCCAGCTTAGTGATAGTTTGGCTTTGAAGGCAGACATAGCGGATTCGAGCTTATGGAGTCAAACAGGGAATGATATAACACCTAAGACAGCGACTAAGGTGGAAACAGACAGTATTGATGTAAATGTTTTTGAGCTTCCAAATTGGAAGTATTATATTGATAATGATACTTTAAAAACAGCTTTTTGGAACGGTGCAACGTGGGTTTTAATTAAAAAAGAATATGAATAAAATTATAATTATATTATTATTTATTTGTTTTATAAGTAAATCGCAAGTAGCTTTTTACAATGATAGTTTATTAATTAATGACGATTCTTTAGTTTATATTGAAAATTATAAAGAAATAGGGATTACAACCGTAACTGATGACAGCGTAATATTTAGAAACCAATTAGGCGGAGGTATTTATTTTGATACAGACGAAAGCCTTATTTATACTTTTACGATTAGAGGAGATGTTGGCAATTCGACTGAAATTTTTTGGGGCGATAATTCTTCAACTTTAATAACTTATACAGGTAGCAACCAAGTTATTACACATAATTATAGTGGAGCTGACGGGTTAAAAAATGTATTTTTCAGAAATCAAAATTTTACTTATTTAACAATAAACGAACAAAAATTGAAAGGAAATTTATCGAATGAATTTTTAAGTAGTTATTATTTATATTTGTACAACATTCCCCTCCTGACAGGTGACGTAAGCAACTTTAACCCAAGTTATTATTTATATTTGAACAACCCCCCCCTCTTGACAGGTGACGTAAGCAACTTTAACCCAAGTTATTATTTATTATTGCGCAACACCCCCCTCCTGACAGGTGACGTAAGCAACTTTAACCCAAGTTATTATTTATATTTGTACAACATTCCCCTCCTGACAGGTGACGTAAGCAACTTTAACCCAAGTT